GGCGAAGACCGTACGGCCGGTCGCGTCTTGGATCAGGTATTGCCCGTCCCGGCGGCCGGCGCGCCATGGCAGCGGATGCCGGACAAGCGCGGCGCGCACGGCGCCTTTCTGGTCGGACATGGCTACGGCTTCGCGCGCCATTTCTCGACGAGCGCGGCGAGCGCGGCCCGGCCGGCGTCCGTCAAGACGAGCGCGCGCGCCGGATACGGGCCGTCTTTGACGGTCGGATGATCGGCGAACGCGACAAGGTCCAGCCGCCGGAGCTTGTCGTATACGCGGTCGGCGCCGTTCGCTTCGATCTGGACGGCGAGCAAGCGACCGTCCGCGCGCGCGATGCGGTCGAGCATTTCGTACGCTTTCCGGCCTAGGCGATCGTCGATCATGGTCCGCCCCTAGAGAAGTCGAGCGACGAGTACGAGCACGACGACGCCGGCCGCCGCCGCCGCGCCGATCGCGAAGCCGACGAGCGCGAGCACGACGAAGCCGGCCGCTATCTTGCCGGGCGTATTCAACCGGGCGAAGACGGCGAGCGCGCGCTCTTCGTGCTCGCCGATGAAGTCGACCGGATCACGCATGGCGCTTGCGCGCTTTGCCGCGCCGCGCACGGTTGCGCGCGTGGAGGTATTGCACGACTTGCGCTTGGGCTTCCGCCGACAGCGAGAAAAACAACGGCGCCCCGGAAATGCTACGACGCAGCGAATCGACGTCAACGCCGGGCACGTCGGCGTATAGGACGATGGCCCATGCCGGAACGACGAGCGTTTCGGCGATGCGTTGCAAGCGGTCGTTCGATTCGATCCATTGCAAGCCGCGTTCGTAGCGGCTTACGTTCGCTTGCGCGACGCCGACGCGCCGCGCGAATTCGGCTTGCGTCAATCCGGTTTCCTGCCGTAACCGCCGCAACGCAAACCCGAACCGCTGCGCGGCCGTGCGCTTTGTAGCCATGTCGCGTTTTTCTTTTTGTTGGTTACTGCGGTACCGCGTATTACTCGGCCGCTGCCATGCCGGGCGCGTGCGACTGCGCGAGCATGTCGAGCAATTGATTAAGCGGCGTCATGCCGCCCGCGTGACGAATGTACTTGCGCGCGTTCCCCTTGCATATCGCGTCGGCAGAGTGCGAAAGAAATTTCGTAATGCCGATCACGATATGCGCGGACTTCGCGTCTTGCTTTAATTGATCCTTGCTCTTGCCGGTTTCCCAAAAGCGAATATTGAATTTGTCTTTGTGCGCGTCGAGCACGGCCGTTAGCTGGTGGCCGCGTAGGCCGGCGATAAGGACTTTCGTTTGCGGTAACGCTGCATTGCTCTGCCATGTCTCGGTACTCGCAACGGCAGCGACTTCCGCCCGGCCGACGGCGACTTTCGCAAGGTCGGCAATCGCCGCGCGCACGGCCGGCGAACGCAGGACTTCGGTTAGCACGTCGACGCCAAACTGTACGGCTTCGGTTCGTGCGCGCTCGCCGAGCGTTGCCGGCCCGTCGTCGTCGCTTGCGTCCGCCAAGACGGCGCGCGCGAGACGGTCGGTTATGTCATGGATAGTCGCGGACATTGGCTGACCGGGCAGCGGGACATGCGGAAACGGATTTGCGGCGCTCGGCTTGTCGACGGCCGCCGGCTCGACGTTGACCGGCTCGGCCGGCGGATGCGCGCGCCATTCCTTTACCCATGGCGACGCAATCGCGACGACTTGCACGGCGAACGGACGCGGTCGCGAGTGCCGAGCCAGAGCGGCGCGGACGACGCTTGCGACCGGCGCGCTATCGCGGTCCGGATGCGCGCGCCATACGGCGAGACAGAGCGTCTTAAATTCGGCGACTTCGGCTTCGTTCCAGTAGACGCGCGCGCCGCGATCTGTGCGTCCCTTCGGGCGGCCGACGCTCGGCATAACGATAGCGGACGGCTGCCCGTTGACGGTTTGCGCTTTCGCGATCTGCATACGCTCTCGTTTCACGATGGCCCGGCAATGCTCGACGAGCCGGCCGCCGCCGATCGGGCGCCGATGCGGCATCGCCGACATTGCACGTTCTACGGTTTCGGTAAGGGTGAGGCCGAGCGGCGCGAGTTTGACTAGCTCGGCGTCAAAGGCGGCGGATTCGGCTTCGGTCCAATGGATACGCTCTGGCATGCGGACTCCGGGATTTAAGCGACGGCTTACCTTACGCCCGGCAAAACTCAATTGCAACCGTAACGCACGGTTAATAATTTGACGGCGGTTCAAATGGCGCCTAGCTTGCTGGCCCATGAACGCCGGCAATAGGCGTCGACCGGGGCGTACGGAGCGGCAACCGCCGCCGGCCGACCCCGACGACGAACCTTAACCGGTATCGGGCGACGGTGGCCGCGTAAGCGGCGCAAATCCGGCTCTTTCCCTATGAGGGACGGGGCCGTGACTCCAGCCGAAACCGCAGCCATTTTCGCCGGGCGCCCGCGCATAACGGCGCGGCATCTGCCTATCCCGACAAGCGAAGTCGGGAATTTGCATTTCTCGACAGACGAGCCGGCCCCGGCCGCGCTCGACGACGACGCTAGCCGGCCGTTACCGCGTCGCGTCGTGCCCCAAATCGGCGCGCGCCAGTACGCCGAAGCGCGCGCCGTCAAGCCGAAGACGTCCGGCCGGTCGCTCGACTTCATCGCTTCCGACGAGACGCAAGACCGATACGGCGACGTCATCCGCGCCGACGGTTGGGACTTGTCCGCGTTCAAACGCAATCCCGTTTTTCTATGGGCGCATCAAGACAAGCAAACGCCGATCGGCCGCGTCGATTCAATCGGCGTCAAAGGTAAACAGCTAATCGCGTCCGTTTCGTTTCTGACGGCGGACGAAAACGATTACGCGGACAAATGCTGGCGCCTTGTGCAAGCCGGCGTCCTGCAAGCCGTCTCGGTCGGCTTCATTCCGACGAAGCCGCCGAACGTTCGCCAAACGTCAGACGGCGAAATCATCGGCTACGAATTCATCGCGCAAGAGCTTCTAGAGCTTTCGCTCGTCTCGGTCCCGGCGAATCCGAATGCATTAGCCGTCGGCCGTTCGCTCGGATTGGACGACGCCGCTTTGCGGTCGATCTTCGCGGCCCCTTCCTGTCGGGCACTTCCGCCGCAAGGCGATTTTTCCAAGCAACGCGCAGAGGCAAACGCGGCGGCGCTCGCCGCACGTCGCCGCCGCTTCGCGTTCATCTAACGGGAGTAACTGCAATGAAGGTACGCGAAATCATTACGCGGATGCGCAACGAAGCGCAGACGCTTTGCGGCGAAGCCGAGACGATCAATACGACGCGCGCCGCGCGCGAAGACCCGACGGCAAATGCCGAAGAGACGGAACGTCTTGCCGCGATAGATACGCGGCTCGTCTTGCTGCAAGCGCAGATTGCCGCCGAGACGGAACGCGAAACGCGCTTGATTGGATCAAGCGTCGCCGTCGTCGAAGACGACCCGTACGCCGCCATCGAACGCGCCGCCGCGCCGCAGAGCGCGCCGGCCAATCTGCCGAAGGCGGAACGCGGCATCGCGTTTGCGCGCGCGGTTCACGCGCAAATCATGGCGCGCGGCAATCCGTATCACGCGCTCTTACTCGCGCGCGAAAAGCCGGAATGGCGCAATACGCCGGAAGTCGTCGCGTACCTGCGCGCCGCGACGACGGCGGCGACGACGACGAATCTTCCATGGGCTGGGAACCTTACGACGCCGTCGACGCTGACGACGGAATTTATCGAAATGGTTTACCCGCAAACGATCTTCGGTCGCATGGTCGGTAAGCATTCGGTTCCGTTCAACATGCGTATTAACCGGCAGACCGCAAACGCGGTTGCGGCATGGGTCGGCGAAGGCATGTCGAAGCCGGTTAGCTCTATGGCATTCGACTTCGTAACGCTGCCGTTTGCCAAGGTCGCGACGATCGTTCCCTTTACCGAAGAGGTACAGCGCTTCTCGTCGCCGGCAATCGAAGGACTCGTCCGCAAAGGCGTCGAGCAAGCCTGTATCCAAGTCGTCGACGCGAGCTTTGTGGACAACGTCGCCGGCTCGGCGATCCGTCCGGCCGGTCTGCAAGCGGCAATCCCGGCGGGCCACAAATTCCCGTCGACCGGCGTTACGGTCGCCGCGATTACTGCCGATCTGTCGAATGCAATTTCGCTTGCGACCGCAAGCGGCTACGGTCTGCAATCGCCGTACTGGATCATGAATCCGGCGAACGCGTCTTATCTGTCGCTCGTTCGCACGTCGCAAGACTTGTTCGCATTCCGCGACGAAATGTCCAGCGGTACGCCGAAGCTTCTAGGCATTCCCGTACTTACGTCGACGCTCGTTCCAAAGACGATGATTTTTCTCGTCGACGCCGCGCAATTGATGGTCGCCGATGAAGGCGGCATCAACATCGACGCGAGCCGCGAAGCTTGCTTGCAGATGGACACGGTACCGACGACGCCGCCGACCGCGCCGCTCGTCTCGCTCTGGCAGCAAAACATGGTCGCGATTAAGGCCGAGCGCTTTATTTACTGGATGATCGGTAACGCCGTCGGCGACGGTCTGGCCGAGATTACCGCCGTTGCCTATGTCCCTTGATAGCGTGACGCTGCGCGCAATCATCGCGCATCGCCGGCACGGCGAGCTAGTCCGTGCCGGCGAAGAGTTTTGCGCGGACGAAACCGAAGCGCGCGACATGGTCGCAATGGGCTACGCGGTGCGCGTCATGAACGCGCAGCCGCGACCCGGCCTTGCGCCGCGCGCCGGGCAGTACGCAACGCGTCCGGTCAAGCCGAAGGAAAACGGCTAATGGCCGGCTTGCTCTCGCGCATGTCAACCGCGCTCGCCGTGCTGCGGTCCGGGCAGACCATGCCGACGACGCCGTATACCGACGTCGGTTGGTCGCCGATCGTGCGCGAGTCGTACCCCGGCGGATGGCAACAGAATTGCGAGCTTCGCGCGGGCGGCCCGGTTAACTCGGCCGTCTTCGCGTGCGTCGTCGTTATCTCGCAGGACGTCGGCAAGCTTCCGGCGCACGTCTACCGCACGCGGCCGAACGGCGGACAGGACGTCGCCGCCGACCATCCGCTAAACGATCTGCTACAGAAACCGAATCCGTATCAAACGCGGCAAGACTTTATCCAGCAGCTAATCGCAATCACGTTGCTTCAAGGCAACGGCTACGCGTGGATAGAGCGCGACGCGCGCGGCAAGCCGGTCGCTATGCATCCGCTCGCGACGTCGCGCGTAACGCCGCGCGTTACCGACGAAGGCGACGTCTATTACGACTTGACGAAGCCGACGCTAGCCGGCGGCGGTACGACGGAGCAAGCCGTAACGGTTCCGGCGTCCGAGATTATTCATCATCGCGTCATAACGTTTGGCTCGCCGCTGGTCGGCGTCTCGCCGTTGATGGCCGCCGCGCTCTCGTCCGCGCTTGGTACGCGGATCATGCAACAGAGCGAACAGTTTTTCTTAAACGCATCGCGTCCGGGCGGCGTGCTGTCCGGTCCGAAAAAGATTGAACGCGATACGGCGAAGTGGCTTAAAGAGCAATGGGAAGAGAACTACAGCGGTACGCGTGCGGGCCGTACTGCGGTGCTCGGCGACGGTATCGAATGGAAGCCGATGAGCACGACGGCGACCGACTCGCAGCTAATCGAGCAATTGCGCTATACGGTCGAAGACGTCGCGCGCGTCTACCGCGTGCCCGGCTTCCTGCTAGGCGAGCTTGGAAAAGTGACGTACCGCAACAGCGAACAGCTAATGCGGACGTACTACAGCGGTTGCCTGCAAGCGCAGATTGAAGCGCTAGAGGCGCGACTCGGCGACGCATTCGGTTTGCGCGATCCGCTCGCCGTCGAGTTTGATCTAGACGCGCTCTTGCGTACGGATATAGACGTCCGCTACGCCGCGTACAAAGACGGTCTGCAATCCGGATTCATGACCATTAACGAAGTGCGCAAGCTTGAAGGCTTGCCGCCGGTTGATGGTGGCGACGTGCCGTACTTGCAACAGCAATACTGGCCGCTCGGCGCATGGCAAGACGCGCAGAGCAACGCGCCGCCGTCCGCGAAGGGGCCGGCGCCATGATGATTGTTACGGCGTACGACCGCGATACGGCGGCATTCGACGACTTGCTGCCGCTCTTCAAGCTGCATGCGCGCATTGAGAACGTCGAAGAGGATTCGCTCTGTACGCAGTATCTACGCTCGGCCGTCTCGGCGTTTGAGAACGCGACCGGCCGCGACGTCTTCCCGACGACGCGCACCTATAGCGGCTCGCTCGCTGGCGACGCGTACGGCGGCGGCTCTGGCTGCGGCTGCCCGGTCGTGCCGGGCGGCTGGTATGGCTACGGCGCGCCATTGCCGGCGATTGACTTTACGCGCGGTCGCGTAACGTCGGTCACGGTCGAAGCCGACGGCGTCGCGGTCCCGGCCGATCAATACAGCGTCATGCGCAGCGCGGCGCCAAAGGCGATCGGCTGCCGCGTCTCGTCGTCGTCGATCGGATCGTGCGAAGTCAAAATCGTTTCCGGCTTCGCGACGTCCGCCGATCTTCCCGACGACGTACGGCAATTCATCTTAGACGCAGCGGCAGCGCTGTACGAAGTGCGCGAGCTAGCGAATACGCAGAGCGTCAGCGAAGCGGAATTCCTACCGCTCTATCTCGTCGACGCGTGGCGCATTCCGACGGTCGTTTAAACATGCAAGCCGGCCGACTTCGTCATCGCGTGCAATTCACGCGCCGCCGTCCGGGCGGCGACGAGCTAGGGCAACCGGACGTTAACTTCGATCCGCTCTTCGTCGCATGGTGCGACGTGCAGCCGGTGAGCGGTCGCGAATTCTTTAGCGCCGGCCATCATGTCGACAACGTCGACGCGAAGCTCTCGCTTCGTTATCTGCCGTTCTACGATTTGAAGGCGACCGATCGCGCGCAAGTGCTCGGGCCGCAGGGCGGCGAATACGACATTACCGCTGTACTCGCGCCGGAAATGGCGGGCGATCGGTTGACGGTCTACGCAAAGCGAGTCGACTAAATGGCGACCGTTACCGTAGCCATAACCGGATTCAAAGAGCTAGCCGACAAGCTCGCGATTCTAAACGGCGAAATGCAACGGAGCATTGCGTACGCCGCCGTCGGC